CGTTACCGGTGCAGAGGGGTCAATCACGTGTCGACGTTGCTTGCGGGCAACGTCTGATGCAAGGACTGTCGTCCGTCATGCTTTGGTGCTCGTTCGGATTCGCTTCGCTTTACCGCAAAGTGAGTTACCGGAGCTTTCCATTGATGATCTTGGACGATTCCTAAACTTTCTCCTGCTACAGGGTAAGGAGCGTGACTCTGTAGCTTTCCCGCGTGCCCAACGAACGGCGCGGGATAAAGATGGCCTTTGCACTCTACAAAGGCTGTGTCGACGATCGAGGTGGGAGCTCGCCCACTCACTTAATTCAGTCAAGAGGAACCTTGGTCCTCTTAAGTGCCGTCAACACACTCCGTCCTCCTTTGAAGAATGGTTTCATCAAAGGACCCATCTCCCCCCTCCCCCTTCTCAGCAGTACCTTTCTTTCGTCAAAAGGAAGGTATCCGAACTCTTTCCGCACGGTTGGGACCGGAAGTATGCGTCATTTGTCAATTCGCATGTCCCTCGTGCCTCTGCCCGATTACCTCTTCTCTCGCGAGGTGATCTAGAGTGGCAGGGAAAGTGGAACGAGTTCCGTGGTGCCTGCTTGGCTGGTTTATCTCCCCAGACCACCATGCGGGCGCGTTACAAGGAGGTCCTGTCGACCGGTAAGGTACGTCCCCTTCTCATCTACGAGAGAAGGACTGACGTCCTTGGCCCACTACATAAGTGCGTGTACAAGCACTTATCCGAGACGACCGACTGGCTCCTTGTTGGACCACCCACGGCTGAGAAGATTTCATCTGTCTGCGTCAACGAATATCAAACCAGTGTGGACCTGGTATCGGCGACGGACAACCTGTCACTCGCAGTGACAGACATTATCCTATCGGGCCTATTTCGTACAGCCCGAAAAATACCACCAGCCCTGAAGGCCTTTGCGCTTGATTCGCTGTTCCCCGAAGTGATCCGTAAGGGAAAACTTGAGGGTAGGATAATGCACGGACAGATGATGGGAGGCTACCTCTCCTTTCCACTCCTTTGCATCCATAGCTATCTGATGGCCTCTTGGGCCGTCCGTGATATGCCTGGAAGCAAGTTCCTTGTCAATGGAGATGATACGATAATCAGCTCCACGGGCGAAGTCTCTACTCAGAGGTACCCTCCTGGTACCTTCCTAAATGATAAGAAAACGATTAGAGCCAAGAATGTTGTCGAGGTCAACTCTACCGTGTTCTTGAGGGAAAGTGGCAAGTGGCGCGAGATCCGTCACTTGAGGAGAGGTGGATGTCTTACCGATTTTGCGGGTCTCCTCCATCTGGCCAAGGCTTGTCAGAAGGGGGGGAAGATGTGGGAGGAGGCTTTTGTCAAATCCCGAATCGGTAAGAAGTGGGGGTTCCTTCCATCGGAGCTTGGTCTAGACTGCCGGAGTAGTGTCGTGTGGAAGCGGCAGGCAGGAATTATTTCCATGGGGCGGGTGGAGGCCCCCCTGTTGACACCGGGAAATAAGTTATCGAAGGACCTTGTTCAGAGGGACGGTGTTCCCTCCTCGGACGAACGGTTGGCCCTTGTGGACCATCTGTACACCAACGGACGAGAGGTGGAAGCGAAGTGGGGACCATTTAATCCCTCCAGGGGTGAGGTGGTCAAAAGTAGACTTTACATCAGGAGTAGGAAGACCTGGAGCCAGATCTCTTATCGTAGTTTTTTGGCCTCCAAAAGAGTAAAG